TCAGTACCGCAGCTTCGCCACTGCGCCGTCGTCGCCTTCTGGCGTCAGGTGGGCATAGTACTTCTCGGTCGTGGCGTAATCGGCGTGCCCGGCCAGGATCTGCACCCGTCGCAACGGGACTCCGGCCATAACCATGTGGGCGCAGAAGGTGTGCCGTAGCCGGTGGAGGCTGCCGCCAATCCCAGCCCGCTTGGCATCGGATGCGAACCAGTCGGACACGGTGTCCTTGTGCACGGTCACCAGTGGATCCGGTAGGTGGCGCAGCGCCCAGCGCGCATATCGGTTCAGAGGCACCTCGCGCCACTTGCCCGACTTCGTGCGCCCCTGTCCGTCCTCGTCTGGATCGCTCTCGACCCTGAGCCTGCGTCCGGCGACAGAATCCTTGCCCAATCCAACCAGCTCGCCGCGGCGCAGCCCCGTGTGGGCCATGAACAGCCACAGCGGCGCCCGGTCCGGGTTTGCACGGTAGAGCCTGCGCATCGCCGGCCGGTCGTAGAACCGCACCGCCACGCTGCGAACCCCGCGCGGTGCCTGCGTTTCCTCCAGCGGATTGAAGTCCAGTTCCTTCCACTTCACGCCGCGCCGGAACGCGGCCTGGAGCCTGCGAACTTCCTTGCCCACGGTCTCCGGTGCCACCTTGTCCTTTGTCAGGCGGTCCGTCTTGTAGGACTCCATTTCCATTGGACGCAAGGTGTCGATCGGTCGATGGCCGAAGCGAGCAATGAACAGCCGGACCTCGCTCTTTGCCTTGCCGTGCGTGGTGGGGTGCTCGGCCTTGTACCAATCCAGGTACGCCTCCAGGAAGTCCCTGACGGTGGGTAGCCGCGGAAGGATGCGCACGCCATGGGTCAGTTCCGCTTCCTTCGCTGCTCGTACGCCCTCAGCTTCGCGTGGGCTGACGCGACCAATGGTGACACGGCTTCGCTTGCCGCCTTCCCGCCAGTTGAGGTACGCGGCGCCGTCCCGCCAGAAGATTGTGACCTTGACCATTGTCTGGAGCCGTAGATTGCAGAGTAGAGGGCGGCCTTCTCGTAGAGCTTCTTGCCCATGAAATTTCGGGGTTCGACGCCGTAGTCGGCGATGTTCGAATCGAACTGGCTTCGGGAAACACCGCAGTAGTGCGCGGCCTCGTCCACGGTCAGCCAGTCCTTTCCGACGATGTCCAGCTTTTCAGCAGCTCCCATCGGGTCCTCCTTCAGTTCGTGGCCAGCGCAGCGCGCAGCTGCTCGGTGGCCTGGATTGCTTCAGCCTTCAGGCAGCGGACCACCGCGCCTTCAAGGCCTGATTCCATCAGCGCTGCCACGTTGTTCCAGCCGTAGGCGATCAGGCAGATCGGGCCGCCGCTGTTGCCCGTGGCCCGGCTTCCATCCGGCCTGCAAAAGTGCGGACGCTTTGCCAGGAACATGACGGCATCGGCCCGTGGCCAGACGTAGCGTTGGAACATGGCCGTCTCGGTGCGAGCGAAGGCCAATGCGATTCCGTTCCCGTGATCGGCCATGCGCGCCAGCCATGCCTCGGTGTGCCGACCGAACGGCGGGTTGCACCACACCCGGCCGTGCCAATCGATGTTCAGGCCGTTGGCCGGCAACGTCACGTGCTGGTCGGCTGTTGGCCACGGGCGAGGCTCGGGCGCGGCGCACGGGTCCAGGTCAAACCGGCCCAGCGCGGCGATGATTTCCGGCGGGGTCAGCCAGGTGTGCGTTGCTGCCTCCGGGCGCGAAGCATAGGGGTGCCGTCCATCAGCCATGAGCGCACCTCCGCCAGCACCAGCGCAGCCCATTTCGCGCGGCGCGGCATGCGCGGCTGATCGCCCACAGGGTGGCGATGCCGGCCGCAAACCCGGCCAGGGCGAACACGTGGACCATCGCAGCGGTGAGCAGCTGATTAGCCATGGGCGGCCACCTGCGGCAGCTGCACGCGCCCGCCGGGCGCACGGTGGCCAGGGTCGCCGGCGCTGCCTCGGCCTCGATCAGGGCATAGCCGATGGCGTCGACGCGTTCGCGCAGCACGCGCCGAGCGATCAGCAGCTGCAGCGCGATGTGCCGACGGTGGTCGTTGAGCTGGAACGTCCGCGTCTCGATGTGCAGCTTCCCGGCCAGGTCGCGGCGGAACAGGCGGTAGGTGAGGACGTGGCCGCCCAGCACCTTGTCGATGGACCGGCCCCAGGCGAAGCCCTCGGTGCGCTTCGGCAGCCGGCGGTCGTAGCGGTGGTGGGTCATGCGCGCGCGTCCTTCTTCGTGCGGCTGTTGTGGCCACCCTCGACCACCTGGCGGCGGCTGATGGTGGATCGGTCGATGGGGCTGTTGCCGAGCTTCTGGACCTTGCCGCCTGCGGCTTCGAAGCGAGCTATGTCGGCATCGATCTCCGACCGCTGGCGGTCCTTCTCGGCCTGCGTGGCCAAGTCGAAAGTCGGCTGTACGTGAATGCTGGTCATGGCATGCGCGCCTTCTGCAGGTCGGCCCAGGTGAGCGGGTGAGGGCGCCGCTTGATCCGCTCGTATGCGGCGCTGTGGGATATGTCCAGGATCTCGGCCACCTGCGCGGTGGTGTAGCGCTTGCCCTCGATGACATGGGCGAACAGCTGCGCGCGGGCCTGGCCGGCGCGGCGCAGGCTCTTGGCGTGGCAGGGGTACAGGGCGACGTCCATCAGGCGGCCACCTGCTGGTGATCGCCAGCGCGCAGGCTCTGCTCGAACCCGACGACCATCTGGCGGAACGGTTCCAGGTCGGCGCGCAGCTTTGCGATGAACACCTCGTCGCGGTCGAAGCGGCGCCACCACAGCTGCTTACCGACGGCGGTCAGCGCCGGGCAGTAGAGACCGATGTGCCACCACTGCCGGCCGGTGAGCCACATGCAGCCCTGGGCCTGCTCGAACACCTCGCTCGCATCGTTGTCGATGTGGAAGGCGCGCAGCTTCTCCGGGTTGATGAAGCACTTGTATTCGCTGCCGCCGTCCTCGCCGATGAAGCCGTCGGCCGAGCAGCCGTAGTCGCCGCACTCGCTCAGCACGAACCCGGCGCGCTTCACCAGCAGGCCGGACTGCACCTCATGCTCGGCGCGGGCTTCCGGTTCCAGCTCATGACCGCGGCGCATGGCGAACGTCTCGAAACCTTCGTCCAGCGGCTCACCGCTGATGCGCTCGATGGCCAGCCGGAAAGCGTAGTTCTTCGACGCTTCGCTGAAGTCGCCGATGGGTTCGCCGGCGATGGCCTTCTCGATGATGGCCGAGCGCGGCACAGCCTTGTAGCCGGCATGCTCCGCCGCCGCCTTCGACGCCATACCCGACAGCACCGAGTCCACATACAGCTGCTGCTGGTCGGTCAGCTCGCCCACGCGCGAGCGCGCAGTGGCGAACATGCTGGCGGTGATGACTCCGGCGCGGGCGTTGTGCCACGCGTCGCTGCCCTGGTCGCAGTGGATCAGCCTCATCCGACCACCTCCGCTGCGGCGCGCTCGGCCTCAGCCTTCAGTGCCTCCAGCCCCGAGCCGCCGATCAGCTTGCGCTGCTGGGGAGTGAGCTTCGACCACGCTTCGCCGAGCGCTTCCAATCCGGCCATTCCCTTGTCCTGCAGACTGGCATACAGCGCGGTGCGCTCGGCCTCCTGATCCTCCGACAGCGGGGCGGGCAGCGCCTGCTGCTGGACCTGCTGGCCGGACAGAACGGCCAAGCCTTCGCCGCCATCGGTGTTGAGGTAGTGGATTGCCTTGTCCAGGCGGTCGGTTTTCGGCCAGTACTTGTAGCCGCGCTTCACCACCGTCTTACGCGCCATTTCGTGCCAGTCGGTCTTCCACGGGGACGACTTCCCAGCGCGAACGGACTGCGAACGGCCCATGATCCGGTCGATGTCCTCGCGGTCCATGCACTCGGTCAGGTAATCGCCTTCCGGCGTCTTGACCACCACATAAGCGCCGATCACCTCGCCGCGGTCCCGGCTGAACGGGGCGTGCTTGTGGATTGGCTGCTGGTCGATCCCGACCAGCTCGAACAGATCCTTCTCGTAGACCAGCTTCGCCTGTCCCCAGCGGATCGAGCCCGACTCGATAGCCAGATCCAGCAGGCCCATGTAGCTGATGTCGAGACAGATTTTTCCGTCGCGCGGGACCAGGTACGCCTGCTTCTTCGCTGGGTTCAGGCTGATGCCGATGGCCGCGATGTTGACCACCGCTGCGATGACCGACGAACGGTTCTGCATCGCGATCTTCATCGCGTAGTCGTTGCTGTAGAGCGTCTGCAGGGCGAACTCGGCCTCGCGGTCGAAGTTGATTGACCGATCAGACAGCACCGAGGCAAAGGAATCCTTGGTGCCGTAGACCGAATCCTCGATGGTGACGATCTGGTTCATGGCTGCTCTGCTGGTAGGTGGAATAGGTGCCCGGCTCTCGGAGCCGCCGCCGGGCGGGCGGGTGCGTCCTTGCTGGGTCAGTTGGCGCTGGAGATGCGGAAGGCTTCTTCCAGCACCAGGAACAGGCGGCGGATCTCGGCGCTCTGCAGCGCGAAGCGGGCGTCGAACTCGGCGCGGCGGCCGTCCTCGTCAGCGTGTTCCAGCTTGTCCAGCGCGCCGTCGAGGAAGCGCAGCTTGCGGACGATCAGGTCTTCGCCAAGTACGAAGGACAGGCTGTCCTCGAACACCAGCGCCAGCTTGGTCACCTGCTTGCCCGCGTCCAGGTGCTTGTCGATCTCATCGCTTTTCAGCTCCTGATAGCTGCACTTCACGACAGCTCCGCCTTGCACCGGGTCGCGCAATTCCGCTTCCTCGCCCAGCGACAGGCCGACTGGCATTGGTTCTCCGGCAATCCAGCCGGTCAGGACCGAGCGCGGAGCGACTTCGGCGTTCAGCGGCATCGCCGGGAAGCTGCCGAGCAGCCCGCGGATGTCGGACATGAAGTACTCTCCGGTCTTGCGGCTGGAGGTATCGACCGCGACGTAGCCGTGCTGCAAATCGATGAAGGCATCGTTGCGCGAGGACTTCACGAAAGCGCGCGGCAGCAGCTCATGCAGCAGGTCGTCCTTCATGCGCTTGCGCTCGCGGCCGCCTGGCCTGCGCCCCTCGGTTTCCTCGATGTCCGCCAGCTTCTTTTCGAGTTCGCCGTTCACCACCGACGTCGGCAGAATCTTGTCCTCGCCGCCAACTGCCAGCCACAGGAAGTCGCCGCAACGGTGGGAGAGCAGGTCCTTCTCCTCGCGGCCAAACGGCGAGATGAAGCCTCGCGAGTTCATTTCCAGCGCGCCAACCGGCTTGAGCAGGGCGTGCGGCAGCAGGGTATCGACTTCGGAAAAGTCGGTGGTGGTCGGGAAGCGGAAGAACGTCAAGTTGCGGAAGAACATGTCATCTCCTCAGGAATAGATGCCGGCGACGTGGAATCCCGGCCGGCGCGGGGCCCGTGAGGGCGGGGGAATTCAGCCGCGCACGCTGCTTGTCGCAGCCCATCGGGCCTTCGCAGCGTCACGGTCGGTGTGGGCCTGGTGGATCTCGTCGATGCGCAGCGGCACGACGACGGCGGCGAACAGCGCGACGGCGGCCCAGGCGATGCGGTAGCGGCGGCTCATTGCGCACCGCCCGTTGCCTTGGCGATGGCGGCGCGGGTCTTCTCGATGGCCGGTTTCCAGCCGTAGTCGACAGAACCGGCATTTCCCGACTCGACCATTTCGCGTTCCAGCAGGATCAGCGCTTCCAGCAACTCCGGAGCGGCAGCGATCAGGCGGGCGTTGGCTTCCTGCGGCAGACCGTCCTTGACGCAAGGGAAGGCGACCATTCCAGGCTCTGACCGGATGTTCGTGTGGTCATCGACCCACCACGGCCCCGGCGTGTGCTTATTCATAGCAATCCCCCTGTGCGCAAGGGCCATGGTTCGTCTCGTCGGCGTCTACCTCGTTCGCGTAATCCGGGTTGCAGTACTGGCAGCCATCACCCACCAATCGGGTGCGCATGCTGCACTGGCACCCCAGCGGATCGGGCTTCGGGATGGCGGGGAAGAGGCGGTCTAGTTCTGAATTCGGCGTCACGGCACAACTCCATTAACGATCAGTGCCAGCTTCGTCAGCACGTAGGCCGCGATCAGCGCCATTGCTGCCAGCGGGGCGTAGGGGGAGCGGAGGAAGCGGGTCATGGGCGGGGTTCCAGATCGGCCCATCGCTTTCCGCTGCGAACGCGTAATGCATGAGATACGGAAATTCCAAACCGAGAACTCAATTCATACCCAGGCTTTCTACTGCCCCGGATTTCCATGGCGTCAGCCGTGCTTAGCTTTGTCGAGCGTCTGTTTCTGCAATTGATTTCTGGCGTAACCCAACGGCAGTTGTCAGACGAGTACCCTTGATCGTTATCAATCCGATCGATCTGATGCTTGTCGCTGGGTCTTGGCCCCATATCGGAAAGGAATCTCTCGAACGATCTGGCCCATTCGTTTGATACGGATATGCCGCGTCCGCCGTACTGTTTGAACGCTGCGTCAGACGGGTTCCCGCACCTGCTCTTGATATGACACCAAACCCTGTACTCCGCAGAGCCTCGATGACCATGACTCCGCCGGAAGAAGCCATCGCTCCATCCGTACTTCTTAAGTCGCCGGTAATGCGTGTCGCAGAGACCTTGGCACACATGCTTAGCGCTACACTTGGGGTAGTAGCAGTTCGCATTCTTCCAATCCGGCTTCATGCTCGATCCTTCGGCCCGTGGCCCTGGTTCATGCGCTGGCGGCGTGCTGCCTCAGCAAGATCGTTCATCTCGCTACGCTGGCAGCCGTGCTGGATGAAGGCGCGGACAACTGACACGCCCCATCCGTGACGCCTCGCCAGACCACGCACCACGCTGATGTCGTGGCGCTCCGTTGGGTTCGGGAACTGGATGACCATTTCAGGCTCCTTTGACGCGGGCGAGGGCAGACTTTGCGAACTGCACGGCTTCCAACTGATCGTCCTTGCCGTCCATTTCCATGCAGTGCTCCATGTCGGCGCCAAACAGCTTGTCCACCGCTTCGATCAGCTCGGCGACTGCGGCGCGGGCTTCGTTGGATTCCTTTCCAAGAAATTCCTGAATTTCTCGGTCGCCTCGACGGTCATTCCATGCCGCAGTGGCATCCCGAGCCATCACCGCCAGCACATCGACCCGGCTCACGACAGCACCGCCTGCGCCACGACGGCGAACAGCGCGCCAAGGCAGAAGGCCAGCAGGTAGCCCGTCGCCAGCTTCAGCGCCTGGAAGTGCAGGGCTCGGTCGGCGGCGGTCATGCGGCACCGCCTTGCGCCAGCGCGAAAACTTCGTCGCCCTCAGACGGCATGTAGCCCTTCGATGACCAGCCCCACAGCTGACCCGTGCGCATGTCGGTCCACTTGGTCTGGTTGCGGTCAGATTTGGGATGCACGTTGGCCGTGGTTTCCATCACCGCAGCCCAAAACTGCGTCTTGGTGACCACCTTCATTCCGACAGGGGCGCTCATGCCGCCACCTGCTGCAGTGCGCGGGCCATGTCGTTGGCGCACATCTGCGCCCGGGCCAGCATGTCGACCGCAGCCAGACCGCTGCAGGGGCGCATGGCGCGCATCCGGTACAGGCGGTATGCGTGCAGGCGGTCAGCCGCCCGGCGCTCGCTCATGGCCCAGCCGAAGCGGCCCTTGCGGTACCTCGCCACCAACAGGAGCGGGTCGATCAGGCCGTCGGCAATCTCGCCCTCGCCGTTGCAGCGGCCGCAGGCCACGCCGTACTCGCACTGCGGGTCGCCGAGAGCGCTGTCGTTGCGGACCTGTTCGCCGGTGCCGTCACAGTCCGGGCAGGCGATGAAGTCATTGGCCGGGTGCAGCGGCAGGCCGCGCTCTTCCCTGGCCAGCTCGCTGGAACGCTTGTGGTCGCGGACCGACGCATAGCCGGTCCGGGTGGTCGAGCGGGGCAGTCCGAATGCGATGGCGGCCATCTTCGTCTCCAAGCCGCTCCCGGGAGTGGGTGTGTTGCGGCGTTGGAAAAACGATAGCAACGCTACGGCAATAGCGCAATAGCGACGCTACAGAAAAATGCTATTTCTCCGACGAACGGTATCCTTCACATTTAAGCTGTTGATGCAAAAGAAAAAGGCCCCGGTTTCCCGGAGCCTTCTCTACACATATCGTCTCACTTAGAGCGACTGCTGCGCCCTAATCTTCGCGTCCAACAGGGAGGATCGCCGTGGACGACTTCATTGATTCCGTGTTCGGGTCTTTCGTAGGACGCATGCAGGACCTGCGGGAAGCGAAGCGTAGGGCGGAGCCCTTGTTCACCGCTTCCTCTCCAGGACTTGAATTAGTTCATGGATCAGGCCGCGATCTCGAAACTTCGCAGGAACGTTGCGTCGAAGCGCCGAGGCCACGTCCTGCGCTTCGGTTGGTCGGTGGGCGACCATTACCGCAGTCAATGCCCCAAGCGCCAGCGACAGGGCATGAACATCGTTCTGCAGGCGGGCAATAGATAGATCGGCGGGAGCCTCTGCGCCGCGGGCGGATTGGCTATTGGCAAGTGCCAGTGCGCCGTCAGTGCTGGCGGCCACATCTGCGTAGCCAGCACTGATCTGTGCAGGGTCATCAATCCCCAACACCCTGGCCAAAGTGGCGGCTCGCTCCGGTGGCACTGGCCGCCTGGCCGTTTCCCACTGGTAAAGCTCCGGCGCACTGACGCCGACGGCGTCCGCAATGTCCTTCTTCTTGGCGGCAGAGGCCTTGATGGCTGCGGCCAGGATCCTGGATTCCCGCGTGGGTTCTGGGGCATTCGACTTCATGAAAGCAATGCTATTCATACCGTTCATCGGATTCCACGAGCGACGCTATTGCTAATAAGCAAGAGCAACGCTATTGTCCGGGCATGAACAGCCCAATTGCTATTGCGATAGACAAGGTCGGCAGCCAGAGCGCACTCGCCAAGGCTGTCGGAGTTCAACCGGCCCTGGTTTGGCAATGGGTGAGCGGGCGTAGGCCTGTGGCAGCCCATCACTGTCTGACCATCGAAAGCAAGACTGGCGTCTCTCGCCATGAGCTGCGGCCCGACGTGTTTGGTGCTTCGGCTCCCAAGTCGCGCCGTAAGCGCTCCCCCTGACATGACCACCTCACCGATCCCGGGCAGGGAAGGGCACCACGGTGCCGCTGCCGGGAGCGGGCGGGTTCTTTCGCTCCACCTGGGTGATTCGCACCCGATCGCCGTAACGCCTCAGCACGAACAGCCGGCCTGCAACTGGCACCAGTTCAACGACACCGCTCGACCGCGTCACCTCTGAATTCACTTGGCTCAATCCGTTGTGGGTTGGGCCTTTATTCCGCCCAAACGCTGTTGGAAACGATAGGAAACGCATGGAAACCCTTGGCAACCAAAAGTCCCTCCCGCTCGCATTTGGCGTGCACAGGGCCCCGAAAGACGCTCCGCCGCAGATCGTTCGCCAGATCGAGTCGGCCGCGCAGGCGCTGTCGGTGATGATCCGCGCCGGCCACCACAAGCTTGAGTACGTGGCGGCCTGCATCGGCAAGTCGAAGTCCTACGTCTCTCGGATGCAGAACGGCGTCCGCCCGATCCCCGAGAAGCTGGTCGGCCCGCTGTGTGCCGCGACCGGCTCCAACCTTCTCCGCCAGTTCCTCAGCCTACAGGCCGCCCTCGACGGCATCTGCGAGGTCGAGCGCCTGGCCGACCTGATGAGGTCCGCCAATGAAGAACCGCGAGCTGCTGCAGCGACTGGACGAGTGCATCCGGGTCATCGAGTCCAGCCCGCCCATGACGCGCGAGGAGATCGTCGCGCACCTGTCCCGATGCGCGGCCGAGCAGGCCAGGGCGGAAGCCCGGCGCACGGCTACGCCGCAGCCTGACCTGTTGGGAGCTGCGTGATGCGCGACTACGGAAAGATCCACACCGGGTTCTGGGCCAGCGAGACGATGCTGGGGCTGGAGTCCGATGCTCGCCTGCTGGCGATCTACCTGATGACGAGCCAGCACACGACGATGCTGGGTGCATTCCGGTTGCCCGATGCGTATGCCTGCGAGGATCTCGGCTGGGATTCGCAACGGTTCCAGAACGGTTTGGAAACCCTTTCGGAAGCCGGGTTCGTGAAGTACGACCGCGCGACCAAGATCGTCTGGATCGTCAAGTTCGTGAAGTGGAACCGCCCGGACAATCCGAACCAGCAGAAGTCGATCGCCAAGCTTGCCCAGGCTCTGCCTGACTCGCTCGCTTTCAAGGATGAAATCCTCGCATCGATCGGAGTTTCCGAAACGGTTTCCAAACCGTTAGGAAACTCTCCTGTTCCTGCTCCTGTTCCTGTTTCTACTCCGGAGGGGATGCAAGGGGGGGTTCTGGCGATCCCGCTGGCCGACGGTTCCGAGTACGCCGTGACCGATGCCGAGCTGGCCGAGTTCCGCGCCGCCTATCCCCGGATCGACGTGGTGGGCGAGATCCGCAAGGCCAGGGCGTGGGCGATGGCCAACCCGCAGAACCGCAAGACGCGGCGCGGCACGCCGAAGTTCATCAACGGCTGGCTGAGCCGGGCGACTGAGCGAGCGCCGGCGCAGGTGCTGCAGCTGACCCAGCCGCAGCAGGCTGGCGGCGGAAGGAGGGCGCTGTGAGCAACGTAGCCCCAGCCTTCGCCGAGGAGGCCGTGATCGGAGGCCTGCTGCTGCAGAACGAGCGGTTCCACGACGTGGCACCGCTGATCGGCGCGGACCACTTCACCAGCCCGCAGCGGGCTCGGATTTTCGGACTGATCCGCGATCGCGTGCTGGCCGGCGAAGATGCCGACACCGTGACCATCGGCGAGGCTTCCCCGGAAGACTTCGACTACGCCGTCCACCTCGCATCCACTGTTCCGAGCGCCTCGGCCGCGCTGGCCTATGCCGAAATCGTCCGCGAGAACTGGCGCCGCCGTGAGGCCGTGGCCGTTGGCCTGCAGCTGGTGTCTGCCGCCCGTGCCGGCGAGGAAGACGCGGTCGAAGTGGCAGCCGGCCGACTGCTGGCGCTCAACGCCGTGGTGACCGCGTGCGAGTACACCGGCAAGCAGGCGCTGCAGGAGGCGTGGCGGGAGGTTGCCCGCAACCACGCATCCGACGGTGCGCTGCCTGGCATCCCGACCGGGCTGGCGGCTCTGGACGACATTCTCGGAGGCTGGCACGTCGGCGACTTGACGATCATCGGCGGCCGTCCGGCGATGGGCAAGACGGCGTTCTTGGGTGGACTGATCGAGGCCGCAGCGGACGCCAAGATGCGCCCAGGTGTCATCAGCGCCGAACAGCCAGCCGTGCAGCTCGCGCTCCGCCGGCTGTCTGCCGTGTCCCGAGTGGCGGCGACCCAGCTCCGCACCGGAAAGCTGGAGGACGAGGACTGGGCTCTGCTGCAGGCGGGCATGGCGACGGCCGTCGAGCGCGACATGTGGATCTACGATCGCTCGGCGGTGACCCTGGACGAGCTCGTCGGCATCGCCCGGAAGTGGAAGCACACCCACGGCATCGGCTGTCTGTTCATCGATTACGCACAGCGCATCACCGTCCCGCGTGCCGACCGCACCACCGAAGTCTCGCAGGTTGCGCGTGGGCTGAAGAACCTTGCCCGTGACCTGCAGATCCCGGTCATCTCGCTGGCCCAGGTGGTGAAGGCCGTCGATCAGCGGGTAGGGGACAAGCGCCCCACGTCCGGCGACCTGGCCAACAGCGACGAGCTGACCCGCGAGGCGGACCAGATCCTGATGCTGTACCGGGACGAGGTCTACAACCGGGAGACGCAGGACCGCGGCATCGCCGAGATCCTGATCGAGAAGAACCGCCACGGGCCGACCGGATTCAAGAAGGTCGCCTTCCTCAGCGAAACCATGCGCTTCGCCGACCTGGGGAGGGAGTTCTGATGGTCCCGGCATACGAACTGGAACGCGCCCGGCAGACCGGCCGGTGGATGCGCGACGCACACAAGGACCGCAACTCGGTCCCGCTCTACGCCATGGGCGAGGACGGGCTGGCGCTGCGCCGGGCTTGGCTGGCCGGTTACGACGAACGAGACGAGCAGATCAGGAGGAAGCGGGGATGAGCATTCGCGCAGAGAACTACACGATGGCACAGCCTGGCTGGCCGCACTGTGGCACGCAATCGGTGACTATCACAACGGCAGTGCGCATGGTTCGGCGATATGGGCAAAGGGTGCCTAGCGTCGACCAGATTATTCAGGACTTCGGGGTTAGTCGAGCTACTGCATATCGTTGGCATGCGGCGCTCCGGGAGTCTATGGACGCCGAGGTGCGTGCATGAAGCGCACCTTCCTGATCGACCCGCAGGGCAACCGCAACTGGCCGCAGGTGCTGTCCAGCGTCGTGAGCGGCATTAACGACTGGATCAAAGGCGGCCCGGTGCAGATCACCCTGGACGAGCCGAAGCGGACGCTGGACCAGAACGCGGCGATGTGGCCGGCCCTGACCGACATCGCCAAGCAGGTGCCGCTGGTGATCACTCGCCGTGACGGCAGTACCAGGCAGGCCACGGCCTACGACTGGAAGGACGTGCTGACCGCTGCGTTCGAAGAGGAAACCGAGTGGGCGCCCGGCCTGCGCGGTGGCGTGGTGATGCTCGGCGCCCGGACCAGCAAGTACAGCCGCCGGAAGATGGGCGACTTCCTCACCTTCATCCACGCCGAGTTCTCGGACCGGGTGCGCTGGTCGGACAGCGCCGTGGAACGACTGGCGCAGTTCGCGCCGACCACCAAACAGAAGAGGGCAGCAGCATGAAAGTACTGGCTAAGCATTGGCCGGATCATCCGGCAGTTGGTAGGCACATCTCTGTCAACTCGGAGATGGTTGAAATTCTGGACGTCAAGGCTGGTCCGATGACTTTCAACAGCTCGGATAGATCGGCGGATGACATCGTTCTTCATGGGACTTTGAAGCTGCGAGTCTTGTTTTCGGATGGTCGCGCCCAGTGGCTTCCTCCTATTGATGGTGAGGCTCTGCTTGCGCACTTGGAAATCGCCGACTACGCGAAGGCCGTGCAGGAGCGCGTGGCATGAACCTCGAACAGATCGACACCAGCACTACGGCGGGGAAGGCTGGTGATTTCGCCCGAGTGGCTTGGATGGTTAAGCGGCCCGGGCATCCTCCGCTCATCTGCTGGACAAGCGCTGAGGCGCAATACTTTGCGATTACGGGCGGCGGCAAAGCTGTGGCATACATCCGCGCCGACCTCGCTGGGGAGAAGGGCTGATGGACGCATTGATGATTGCCTACTTGATCCTGTGCGTTGTCCACCTCGCTGTGGACACTGCCTGCTGCGTGATCGCCCGATCCCCGTTTCGGCCTGTGGTGATGGTTGTGACCGCCTTCCTTTGGCCTGTCATGTGGCCCGCCGTGACTGTGATGGCGGCTCTGATGTTGAAGGGCATGAAGGACGCGGGCCTTGTGCCTGAAAGTAAGGGGGTGAAGTGATGGACGCCATCGAACAGCGGGCGAGGGAGTGGCTAGCTGATGGTTTGCGGAGCAAATTCCCAGATGACATAGCCACGCGGATGGTGATCTCGCAGCTGCTCGCTGATGAGCTGGACCTGATCAATGCGAGGGTGGCAGTCAAGGTTTTGGCCGCTGCCCTCACTCCGCCCGAGGGCTACGTGCTGGTGCCGGTGGAGCCGACGCAGGAAATGTTGAACGCAGGCTATGGGTTTGAATCCGGATATCCGGTTGATCCGTTCCTGTATCGAGCCATGCTCGCCGTGCGCCCGGAGGTGAAGCCGTGAGCCCGATCCTAGGCTATCGCCCGCTGTGGATGGAGCTGCCGGTAAGCATGTGGCCTGCCTACTTCGAAGGCGAGAGGCTGATGGCACAGGTGAAGCGGCACAGTCGTGGCACTGCTGGGCATGCATTCAGCCGTCTTCGCATCATTACCTACCTAGACCGCGAGGCCTGCAACGATGGGAAGTGGGTTCCCATGCAGCGAGGACTCGACTTCTGGGATGTCCTGATCACGCGCGGCGAGGTCTATCTGCGTGGCAGGAGGGCGCTGGATGTTGCTGAGATCAAGCGCTATTTCAAGCCCCGCTATCGCTGGGAGCGCCGCCGATGAACTACCGCGACCGCGCTTTGCTGGACCTCGCCTACCAGCTCAACTGCACACTGCAGATCGACGGGGTGTGCGAGGGCGGCCCGGGCGAGCCCTGCCACAGCAACCAGTCCCGCCACGGGAAGGGCGGCAGCATCAAGGCGCACGACTGCTTCTTTGCCAGCGGGTGCCGGAGCTGCCACCGAGAGCTCGACCAGGGAAGGCGCTTCACCCGCGAGGAGAAGGCCGAGATCTGGCAGCGGGCGCACGACCTGACCATGTTGCAGCTATGGCAGCAGGGCTACCTGCGGGTGCGGGCATGAGGATCCTCGCCATCGACCCCGGCACCGAGGAAAGCGGGTGGTGCATGCTGCAGAACGGCGAAGTCTTGGAATCTGGCGTGATTCCGAACCGTGAGATATTGGCCGTAGTGGCCGGCTATCGACGCTACGGCGAGGATCAGCTGGCTATCGAAATGATCGCCAGCTATGGGATGGCCGTCGGTCGCGAGGTGTTCGAGACCTGCGTGTGGATCGGCCGGTTTGTCCAAGCTTGGCGCCATCCCGATGCCGTGCGCCTTGTCTACCGACGCGACGTGAAGCTGCACCTGTGCGGCAACGCTAAGGCCAAGGACGCCAACATCCGGCAGGCGCTGCTGGATCTGCTCGGGCCGCAGGGGACCAAGAAAGCACCGGGGCCGACCTATGGCGTCAAGTCACACGCGTGGGCTGCGCTCGGCGTGGCCGTTACCGTGGCTGGTATCACGCCGGAGAACTGCCGGAGGGTCGCATGAGCCGCACTGGAGAAATCCGCGCTTGGTTCGAGCGCCACGGCGGTGAGCACCGCTTGTCCGATGTGTTGCAGGGCATGCGCGCGCACGGCAGGGAGAAGACGCTCGTGGCGGCCACGGTCTGCGGCCTGGCTCGCGATGGTGTCCTGACGGCGACCGGAGAGAAGGGGCGGCGGCTGTATTCGCTAAGCCCCGGACGCGTCTTCGAACCGAGCCGAGCCAAGCGCATCCGACTGTGGCTGGACGGGAACCCCGGCTGGCACTTCGCCGCCGACATCTGCGATGGGATGCAAGTCGACGACCCCGCCGAGCGCGCGAGGTACGCCCGCAGCCTAAGCAACATGGTTGGCATCGGCCTGCTCCAAGCAACTGGCCGCGCCACCCTCATGAAGTACCGCAAGGCTCGAAACGCCTACTACCGCCCAACCGAGGGCAGCGCATGAAACAGGTCAACCCACCCAGCAGGGGAGGTCGAAACATGGCCGCATCCGTTGAAGCTTCGCGCCGCACCGGTACAACTGAGGGTGTTCCGTTCCGGCAGGTCTGGAAGCCGCGCGTGGTCTGCGTGGTCGACCCGACCAACCCGGCAGATGCCCTGAACGCCATCCTTCCACGAATCGCAGAGAACCAACGCGGATGCACGGTAGCCAGCTACCTACTGATCAACCCGGAGACCTCGCAGGCGTTCGTCCTGGCCGAGGACAAGCCGGTGGCCGTGGAGATGGCCCGCAAGGGCGAGAAGTCTCCGTACTGGCCATGGTTGGTGGGCAAGTACAGCTTCCCCCGTGTGACCGCCGAGGCCGCAGCGAACGTGCTGGAGGACATGCTGGAGCATCTGGGCATCGCCACGCCGGCGCCACGGAAGCGGCCCATGCCCGTGCAGCTCGACCTGTTCGACCTGTCTGGGCGCGCCGCGTGACCGCGTACATGCGCCCGTCTACCGAGGGACATATCGGTAGCCCCAGCTGGCAGGTGGGTAACAGCCAGCGCCGAGGGAGCGGGTTGCCGCGTTGCGGCGGCGGGGAAGGGGTGCAGCCCGGAGCCGTGTCACTCATCGCCCGTGGGACCGAGGAGGCCCTGCCGTGAGCCTGGACCCGATCACGCAGGGCCTGCAGCACCTGGCCAGCGAATTCAGCCTGACCCGGCAGGAGTGGCGTGACCACCACCGCGGCGGCGACTCGCTGCTCGACTCGCTGGTGAGCCACGGCTACGCGCAGGAGCAGGGCGAGCGCTTCGGCATCACCCGGCAGGGGCAGGTGCGGCTGCAGGCGGAGGTCGATCATGGCTGATTGGCTGTCAGATGCTGAGAAGATGCAGCTGGTCAAGGACGTAACTGAACGCGTTCGCGCCGGTGGCAATGTCGAAGACGTTATCCACCACTGGTATGACGGGTATGGTCCCCGCGACCAGCAGGTCAGGGAAGGCGCCCGCTGCATCGCCAAGGTAGTGGCGATGCAGGTCGAGAAGGAGAAGGCCGAGAAGGCTGCCCGAGACGCCTTGCTGGCTGACGACATCGCCATGGTGGAGGAGCTGATCCAGCGCTTGCCCAAGGTGTTGGAGCGGCTGAGGGCCGCAGAGGACGCCAATGGCCGGTAAGCAGCCCAAGGCCAGCACGGCCAAGAAGCCAGGTAAGTCGGCTGGTGGGCGGCCGAGTACCTACAGCGCCAAGCTGGCAGCAGAGATCTGCGCCTACATCGCTGAGCACAAGACCCTGCGTGACGCCTTGAAACAGCCCGGCATGCCTTCGGAGACCACGGCTTATCGCTGGCTGGCTGAGCGCCAAGAGTTCAGGGAGATGTACGCCCGCGCGCGCGAACAGGGCGACGAGCTGGACGCCGAGCGCATGCGCGAGATCGCTTTCGACCAGAGCATCGCCCCAGACCAGAAGCGGGTGATGATCGACGTGCTGAAGTGGCAGATGGCCAGGCGCTCGCCCAAGAAGTGGGGCGACAAGGTCCAGCATGCCGATGCCGACGGCGAGAAGCTGCCGGCGCCGCCGCCGTTCTACGTGATGGGCGTGGTTCCGGCCAAGCAGGGCGAGTGACCGTGGCGGCCACGCCGAACCCACTGGCACCGCACACCCCGGTGCACATTCCGGCCAAGCTGCTGCCGGTGCTGAAGCCCAAGCAGTTCAAGGTTCTGTACGGCGGGCGCGGCTCGGCGAAGTCGCACACCGTGGCACAGATCCTGGTGATGCTGTCGATGCAGGCCAAGCACCGCATCCTGTGTGTGCGCGAGATCCAGAAGTCGATCGCTCAGTCCTCCAAGCGGGTCATCGAGGACTACATCAACCGGATGGGCCTCTCGGCCTACTTCAAGATCAACAAGCAGGGCGAAGACCAGATCACCTGCATCCTGACTGGTTCCACGTTTAGCTTCACGGGCCTGCAGGACCACACGGCCGACAGCATCAAGTCGTTCGAAGGGGCGACCATCGTGTGGGTGGAGGAGGCGTCCAACGTCTCGGCCAACAGCTGGAACAAGCTGATCCCTACCATCGTCCGCACCACCGGCGCCGAGATCTGGGTGACCTTCAACCCGGACCAGCAGGCCGACTACGCCTACAAGCGCTGGGTGCTGGGCGATGACCCGGACGCGATCGTCATCCAGATCAACTGGCTGGATAACCCATGGTGGAACCCGGCGATGGAGACGGAGCGCCTGAAGACGCTGGCCGTGTCGCAGGACCTGCACGACCACATCTTCGGCGGTCAGCCCCGGGCCAAGGCCGGCATCCTGTTCAAGCGGCACTGGTTCAAGCGCTTCAACCTGGGCGACGAGCCGAAGGGCCTGCGCAAGTACCTGGCCAGCGACTACGCCGGCGCGCCGGACCCGGACGACCCCGAGGCGGATCCCGACTGGACCGAACACGGCTGTGCTGGCCTCGATCACGTGGGCGACATGTGGTTCGTGGACTGGTGGAGCGGCCAGGAAGACCCGTCAGTGTGGATCGCCGCCCTGATGCAGATGGGCCGGCGCAACAAGCCGGTGATGGCGTTCGAGGAAATGGGCGTGATCCTGCGCACCACTGATGGTGCGATCCGCCGCGCGGCCAAGGCCACGCAGACGTTCGTGCACCGCGTGCCCCTGGCCAGCGCCGGCAGCAAGGCAGACCGAGCCCTGGGCTTTGCTGCCCGCGCTGCCACCGGCTCAGTGCACATCCCGAACACCGAATGGGGCGACAGGCTGATCGACCAGCTGTGCGCCTTCACTGGCGAGGATGGCCGCCGCGACGACATGGTGGACGTGTGCAGCCTGTTCGGTCGCGGCATCGACCTGATGGCCGACGGCAGCCTGCCGCCCGAGGCGAAGCCGGCGCCGCCAGCGCCGTTCACCGATCCGTGGTTCAAGCAGCGCGACGCCGCCGACCGCGACGACGACGAGAAGACCGCCCGCTACTACCGTTGATGCCTCCGGCAGCTCGGGCACCTTGGGGCCAGTTCGCACACCGGCCCGACCATGGCAGACCAACCCATCGCAGCACTCGAAACCGGGATCGCGGCCGCCGCTGACCCCGATCCGGCGCGCGCCAAGCAGCTGAGCCAGATCCAGGCGGACGTGAGGCGCTGGTCTGCCCGGTTCGAGGAGGCCCGGAAGTACGACGAGGAGGCCCGGCTGCAGTACGCGAAGGACCGGCGCCAGGCTCGCGGCGATTCCGGCTTCCTGGTCGACGCCAACATCATCGGGACCAACATCGACAACCTGGAAGCGTTCCTCTACGCGCGCAACCCGGACTTCGACGTGTCGCCCGGTCCGGCACACCGGATGCCCACGCCCGAGCAGCTGCGGGACATCGTGGAATCAGACGAAGGGCTGATGGCCGGTCTGCAGCAGCAGGCTGAGCAGGATGCAATGGAGGTCGGCCGGCAGATCGCTGTGCAGCAGACCGCCATGGGCGTGAGCCCGGAGGAGGCGTTCCAGCAGGGCCAGCAGGCGCAGGAGGGCTATCTGGCCACCGGCACGGTGGACAAGCTGGTCACCGACGAGGTGCTGAAGCTGCGCAAGCAGTATGCCAAGCGCTCGCGCGAGATGAAGCAGTTCGCCGAGACCATGGAAGCGGTCGGCACCCAGATGTGGAAGGACGCGCAGCTGAAGCGCCGCGGCCGGCCATGGGTGCGTTCGTCGCTGACCATCGGCATTGGCGTGATCAAGGCCTCATGGCAGGAGCGGACCGAGATCTCGCCCGAGACGCAGACGGCCATCAATGACCTGCAGCAGAACATTGCCCGGGCCAAGGCGCTGCAGCAGGAACTGGCCGATGGCACCGCCGGGTACGGCGCGCGCGCCTGGGACGCGATCAAGGGTGTCGTCGGCAATGACCAGGAGGCGACCGTCGCCGAGCTGGAGCGCCAGTTGGCCACCATCCAAAACGGCGCCGAGCGGGTCGTTGCCCGCGGCTACGTGATCGACAACGTGGCCGGCGAGAACTTCCAGGTGGCGCCGGGCTTCACGATCTCCAACCACGTCGACGCGCCGTGGAACGCCGAGATCTCCTACATGCGCTACGACGATGCGCTGGCCGAGTTTGGCCCGTATCTGGCGCAGTACGATCCCAAGGGCGACGCCGCCAGCATCATGTGCAAGGCCGCCCGGTACGCGCCGCGCAAGCCGTGCATGGGCAAGAACGAGAGCGTCAACGTCACGGCCGGCAGCGCCACGGCGGAGGACGCCGACGAGTTCACGACCAACGGTGACACCACCGCCGGCTGCTACGTGCGCCTGGTCGAGATCTGGGACGCCGAGAGCAACACCGTCCTGACCATGATCACCGGCGTGCCGTATTGGGTGAAGCCGGGCTTCAACCCGCCGGCCACGACCCGGTTCTATCCCTATTTCGTGTTCCCGACCTCCGAAGTAGACGGCCAGCGCCACCCGCAGAGCCTGGTGAGCCGCTCGATCAAGCTGACGGACGAGTACAACCGCAGCCTGTCGGCCGAGACCGATCACCGCCGCCGGATCATCCCGAAAACCGCGTTCAATGCTGGCGCGATGACGGAGGAGGAGGCCAAGAAGCTGTCGGACGCCAAGATCGGCGAGATGGTTGCCATCAACCCGACCCAGACGAATCTGGACCTGCGCACGATCCTGGTCCCGATCACTTACCCGCAGATGGACGCGGCCGCCTACGACCGCAGCAAGATCGAGGCGGCGCTGGAGCGCATCTGGGGCGTGCAGGAAGCGCTGTCCGGGTCGATCAACACCGCCAAGACGGCCACCGAGGCCGACATCCAGCAGCAGGGCTTCCAGGCACGCAGCAGCAGCCGGCGCGACAGCATGGAAATGCGCCTGAGCGAGCTGGCCGAATACACCTGCCAGATCGCCCGTGTGTACCTGAGCGACGAGGACGTGCGCTTCATCGCCGGGCCGACCGCCTTCTGGCCGCCGTATCAGGGGCCGGATGACCTGGCGGAGTTCATGCGCATCGAGATCCGCGCCGGCTCGTCGGGCAAGCCGAACACGGCGGCGGAGCGCCAATCGTGGGCCAACCTCTTGCCGCTGTTGCAGACCGGCATCACCCAGATCGGCCAGCTGCGCGGCGCTTCGCCTGCCGCCACCGCCGACGCGCTGGAGCAACTGATGCGCCTGACCGCCGAACGCAGCGGTGAGCGCTTCGACATCGACCAGCTCATTCCCCAGAACGACGGCACGCAGCCGGCGCTGCCCGCACAGGGTGTGCCTGGGAGCGCGCCGCCTCCGCAGGGTGGGAACGCCGGCCAGCAGCCGCCCGTTCCGCCCGCACCTCCCGGTGGCTCACCTGCCGCCGATCCCCTCGCAGCAGCCTGATAGGAGAACCACATGACTCAACACTTCGTAGGAACCAAGATCATCGAAGCGTGGCCGGCGCAGAAGGACGACGCTGATGGCTATTCGGTCAAGTATGCCGATGGCTACACCAGCTGGTCGCCAAAGGATGTGTTCGAGGCGGCGTACATTCCGCTGGGTCACATTGGCCACCTTCCGCCGCACGTGCAGCGCATGGTTGGCGAGCTGGAGCAGCTAGGCGACAAGATCAGCAAGCTCGGGAAGTTCCAGGGCGCGGACATCTACGCCAGCCTGTCCGGGGACGAACGCGCCGATCTAGATGCGCAGGGCAAGTGCATGGTCGGTTACTGGAATGCACTCCTCAGCCGTGTCAGCCGCGCGCGCTCTGAGTACGAGCGGCCGGCGCTGTCCGAGGCCGATTCACTTGCGGACCTGGCCGGAACCCCGCGCCCCGACCATCCGAGCGCCGCCTGATGCGCCACCACCCCCTGACGCTCGCCATCTGGCGGGTATTCGCAACCTGGAGCAAGTGATGAACGTCGACGCAGACACCCCGGCCACTGCGCCGGACACCACCCCGACCGACCAGCCGGCTGACGTGATGGCGGCGCTGGACGCTGGCATCGCTGCTGCTGATGCTGAATCCGCACCTGCCGCTGATGCAGTGCCAGCCGATGCCGCTCCGCCCGTCGATACCGCCACGCCGCCGGCCGATGACCAGGGTGCAGCTCCGCCCGCTGACGGCCAGCCCCCGGCCCAGCCGCAGGAAGGCGCACCGCCGGCCGATGGCCAGCCGGCCGCCGCAGCTGAGGGTGAGCAGCAGCCCGACGCCGACACCGAGGCGGAGATCGCGTCGCTGGGCCTGAAGGAGAAGTCGGCCGAGCGATTCCGCGGTATGGCAGCCGAGATCAAGCAGAGCCGCGCCACCGTCGATGCTCTGAAGGCGGCCGGCATCGAGGACGTGGCGTCGCTGCCGGATCTGGTTCAGCGCTCCAAGGTCGGCGAGGACATGGTCCAGATGGTGGTGGAGACCGGCGCCAGCGCTGAGCAGTACGGCATGGCGCTCGACTACCTGGGCCTGATCAGCAAGGCACAGCAGGGCGACATGGTGGCAGCCGAGAAGGCTTACACCACCATGACCGGCGAGCTGGCGGCACTAGCCAAGCTGCTCGGCAAAGAGGTGCCGGGCGTGCATGATCCGCTGGCCAACCACCAGGACCTGCGCGCCGAGGTCGAGGCCGGGGATCTGCCGCGCGCCCGCGCCGTCGAGATTGCCGGCCAGCGCGACCGCACCGCCTACACGGGCAGCGTCGAGCGCCAGCGCACCGAGAGCCAGCAGGCTGTTGAGCAGGCGCGGCAAGATGCTTTCGATGGCCTGCAGGCCTACGACGCCGAGATGAAGGCAACCGACCCGAGCTATTTGGCCAAGCGGGAAGTCCTGCAGGGTCACGTCAAAGCGATCATGGCCACCTACCCGCCGAGGGAGTGGGAGCGACGCACAGCCATTGCCTACGCAAGCATCAAGCTGCCAGAACAGCCAATGACTCCTGCGGCGCCTGCAGCTCCGGCCCAGCCGCGCCCTGGCCCGATGCGACCGAGTGGCCCGCGCCCGGCGATGGATCCGACCACCTTCGCCAGTCCGATGGACGCGCTGGAGTACGGCATCCAGCAGGCGAACAACGGCTGAGTCGAGCCGCCCGCGGCCAATACAAGACCCCGCTCCGGCGGGGTTTCTTGTGTCCGTTGACGCATCCCGCAACACGGGCAATCTGGCCCTGCGGCTGACAACCGCGCCACGCATGCAGTACGCCGGAGTCGCGCCCGGTAGGGCAGTAGGAGGCCTCGCCCCCCTCGAACGTGGATGGAAAGCGACAACCCATTCCCCTTCGAGGACATCATCATGGCCTGGACCACTGCCCAGCTCGCGCAGGGCGCCAACTACACCTTGGAGAGCTACTCCACCAAGGATCCCGTCGACCAGATCAACGTCGCGCACCGCACGCTGGACCTGTTCGTCACCAACAAGCTGGTTTCGTTCTTCGGCAACGGCATCTTCAACGAGAAGCTGTTCATCTCGAACGACAGCAACTACCAGAACTACGAAGGCGCCGACCAGGTCACCTACAACGAGCGTGACCCGAACCGCTTCGCCAAGTTCCAGTACTACTCAAACCACGAGGGCTTCTGGTTCGATGAAGACCGCCTGATCCGCAACGGCATCCTGATCGATGATTCCGGTGTCGCGGTGCCGAGCTCGCAGGAGAAGGAGCAGCTGGTCAACCTGCTGCAGTCGAGCTGGACCGCAATGAAGAACGGCCTGCAGGAAGGCCTGGCGCTGGAAACCCTGCAGAACGGTTCGCAGTCGGCCAAGGCCGTCCCGGGCCTGGACCACATCGTCTCGACCACCCCGGGCACCGGCGACATCGTCGGCGGCATCAACGCCAGCACCAGCACCTACTGGCGCAACAACGCCAGCATGGCCATCGCCTCCGGCGGTGTCGTGGCGGCGCTGGATGCGATGTATGACGCCTGCGTTCGCTACGGCGGCGCGATCCCGACCGACATCCGCTGCGGCCAGGCGTTCCTCAACGCCTACAAGGCCGAGGCGAAGATCGAGATCAACCGGCAGATCATCGTCGGCGCCAACGGTGGCACCGGCCTGGACGCCTCGGTCACTGCGGTGTTCTACCGCGGCATCGAGCTGATCTGGGATCCGACCTTCGAGCTGCTGGACGCCAAGCTCGGCGCGATCACCTACCCGTGGACCAAGCGCTGCTACCTGCTCAACCGCAACTTCATCACCTTCCGCCCGGTGAAGGGCAACTGGATGAAGAAGCGCAAGCCGGAAAAGCTGCCGGACCGCTACGTCACGTACTACGCGCAGACCAACAAGTACGGCCTGACCACCGGCAAGCGCAACGTGCACGCCGTGCTGTCCATCGCCTGATCGGGCCTGGCCTGATCCGAGTGCCCCGGCTTCGGCCGGGCGCTCATGGGAACCCCAATCGGCTACAGGAGCCATCCCCATGAAGTCCACCCCGATCACCGACACCGCCTTCAAGACTGGCAATAGCCCGTTCCTGCGCGGCGGCAGCGCGACCTTCTCCAACCTGTCCGGCACCGCGGCGACCCTGCAGGGTTCCGACACCCAGACCGGCACCTACACGACCCTCGCGACCCTGGCCGCCAACAGCCAGACCGAGGTTCAGAACCTGCCGCAGTGGATCAAGCTCTCCGCCGCCGGCACCGTCTACGCCCTGGCGGGCTGAAAGGAGCCGCACATGAGCAAGTCCACCGTCATCGTTCCCGTCGTGCTGTTGACCATCCAACGTAGTACCGAGGTCACTATCACCGAGTCCGTGTTCAAGCACGAGGTTCCGATCCTCGAACTGATCCACGGCGAGGAGAACGTGAAGGTCATCAACGATGACTACCACGCGATCGAACTGCCGAACAACGCCACGCAGGAACACCAGCGCCTGCTGACCAAGTACGGCGACAAGTACCGCCCGGTGATCGACCAGGTGTTCCGCGGTGGCCCGCGCGACATTGCCAAGGAAGTCGGCATGGATTTGGGCAAGGACAGCTTCAAGAAGCAGTCCGAGGCCGTGATCATCAGTCGTCTCCCGGCACGTCCGGGCCAGGCTAGCGACGCCGCGCAGGCCGGCGCCGATGGCGAAGGCGGCGAAGGCGGCGATCAGCCCGAGCTGACCCGTGCCGAGCTGCGCGAAGAGCTGACCCGCCTGGGCATCGAACACAAGGGCAATGCGCCCACGGCCGAACTGCAGGCGCTGTACGACGCCGCGCAGGTCGGCGCCGGCACCCTGGGCGGCTGATCGCCAGCACCACGCTGTAACCCGACGGGCTGGGGAAACCCAGCCCGTCTCCACAAGAGGGCTCCCATGAGCATCACCGACGGCATCCAGTGCGCCTGCTCCAGTACCGATGGCAATGCCACGCTGGCAGCGCTGCGCAAACGGCTGATGATCCGGTTGGGGTTCGCTGCACAGGCGAACAACCCGCCGCCGGGCATGAAAGAGCTGCTCAACGAATTCCTGCAGAGCGCGCAGGTGGCGCTGTTCCGGCGCCCGACTGGCGAGTTCCGCAACGAACGCTGGTTCTCCTGGCCTCTGGTGGCCGGGCAGCGTCTGTACGACTACCCGGACAACGACGAGAAGAACGCGCCGCAGTCGTGCCCGGCGACACTGGACCCGCGCAAGGTGACATGGGTCGGCCGTGAGCGCGACGGCATCTGGTCGGAGATGTACCAGGGCATCAATCCGCGCAGCTACACGACCAGCGAGCTGACGGGCCTGCCGCAGCGCTACGAGTTCCGCAACTGCATCGAGATCTGGCCGGCGCCGGACGAGACGCTGGGCAACCTGGTCATCAAGGGCAAGTTCGACCTCAACCGGTTCACCGAGGACGCGGACAAGACCACGATCGACAGCGAGATCGTGTTCCTGCTGGCGCTGGCCAACGGCAAGGCGCACTACCGGCAGGCGGATGCGCAGGCCTACATCCAGCAGCTGGAGGTGATGATCGCCAATCTGGTGGCCGGCACGCATGCAACAGCCAGGTACATCCCGGGCCCACCTGTGGGTGAGGGCGTGTATGTTCCGCCGCGGCCCGAGGTGCCGTTCCCGTGACCGGCCGCATCGTCACCCTCAACGCCTCCAAGGGCGGCATCAACCGGCTCAGGACGAAGGGCGGGGCAGACCCGAACACGCTCTACGATCTGGTGAACGGCTATGTGGACCAGGACGGCGTGCCGCGGTCGCGGCCTGGCACCAAGAACAAGAACACGCTGCCGACCGGCGCCACGAAGGGCCTGTGCGCCTACGACGGCAAGCTGATCGTCTTCAGCCACCAGCCGCAGACCATTGCGGCCAGCACGCCGGTGGTCGAGTGCGAGGTGCTGAAGCACCCGAACACGCCGGACCTGCCGATCAAGGAGATCCACTTCGCCGGCCCGTTCCTCGGCTATCTGTACGTGGTTCCCGAGTTCGTCAATGGCGATGTCTTCCACTACTGGCTTCAACGGGGCACGGTATGGGCGCCGGGCAAGATCTACCTGCCTGGGTCGCTGGTAACGCCAACGTCCCCCAATGGCATCGCCTACCAGCTGGACAGCGGCACCGAGCAGTTCCAGGTGTGGGTGCGCAACGTGGCGCGCGCACTTGGCGACAAGGTCGTGCCGACGACCGACAACGGCTACTTCTACACGGTCACGGACGCCTTCGGGCCGGCCCCTCGCTCGGGTGCCACCGAGCCGTCGTGGCCCACCTCGCCGGGTGCGACTGTGTTCGAAGACAGCGACGTGGCCAACCCGACCCCCATCGCCGGTGAGCAGTCTGGGAACCAGCTGCCGCCTGATGTGACCGATCGTTACGGGAGCAGCGGCGGGAACAGTCCGTGGCGCAACATGACCAATCAGGAGGTCCAATAATGGCTGCTCCTGTTTGGCAGCCTGGCACCCTGTACTTGCCAGGTGACTTGGTCCAACCCATCACCCAGCCGCCGCCGAACAACCCGCAGGTGGTCAACGGCGACTTCTCCGCCGGCAACACAGGCTGGACCTTCAGCGGCGATGGCGCCTATAGCCCATCAGGTGGTTACGGTGGTGGCGGCCCGTCGATGATCCTGCCCGGCAACAAGCCGGACGGCCTGGGCATCAACAACACGATGCTGGTCGTCCCGGTTGGCGGCCAGCTGGTTGCAACCTCGATGATCAACCAGGGTGCCTCGTCCGCTGGCAAGACTGCCGGCTGGACCGAGGTGCGCTGGTACGACTCGCTGAACACGCTGCTGCAGACCGACAAGGGCAACGTCGTGGACAGCGGTTCGGGCGGTGCATGGCACCAGTCGAAGGTGACCAGCACTGCGCCGGCATCGGCCGCATACGCCAAGGCTGCGATCCACCTAACATCTGTCGCCGATCACAATGCCCCCATCTGGGGTGACAACCTTGCGGTGAGTGGCGCGACCGCTGGGCTGCCAGAGGGGCTGGTCTACAAGGCTGTCCAGACCGAATCGGGCACGTCGGGCAGCAGCGAGCCGGCATGGCCAGGTATCCTCGGCCAGCAGGTGATCGACAACGAGGTGATCTGGGAGGCGGTCACGACGAGCCGCGTTACCTGGACAGCCTCGCCGCGGTACGTAAGCGGCGCCGTCGAGCCTGTGTGGCCGACCGACATCGGCGCCATGGTGAAGGATGGGACCATCAACTGGCGCGCCGTCTCGCGCCGGGTGACCGACGAGAAGTGCCCGCAGTCCAAGGTCGTGGCCATCGTTGCGAGTAAGGTGTTCGCCGCCGACAAGGACATTGTGCGCTACAGCGCCACGGCCAACCCATTGGACTGGTCGACGGCCGATGACGCCGGCTACCTGCCGACCGGCCTGCAGCAAGCCAACGCGAACAATATGGCGGTGCTGCAGCAGTACCGCGCCAACCTGGTCGCGCTGAACGCCAGCAGCTTCCAGAACTGGCAGGTTGACCCGGATCCGGCCTCCATGGCGATCCTCGATCAGATGGACGGGATCGGGTCGACGTGGCAACGCGCCGCGGTCCCTGTGGCCAACGATCTGTTCTACCTGGCCGCGCTGGGTGTGCGCTCGGTAGGCATCGCCAATGCTGCCGAGAACCTGGCTGCCGGCGACATCGGCGCGCCGATCGACGTTCTTGTCCAGCAGGCCATGCTGTACGCGGACCGCAACAACACGCCGCCGCTGGCCACCTACTACCCGGGCGCCGGACAGTACCTGCTGGCGTTCCCGAACTACCCGCCGCCGGTGCTGGGCGTCTACGGATCGTTGCCCCAGGCAGCATGCGGCCACACCATCGACTACAGCTATGTGATCGCTGGTGGCCTGCCGCCCTACAGCGTGGAGATCTCCGCCGGCGCGCTGCCCGATGGCCTGGCCATGGATGCCAGTGGCCACGTCACCGGCGAGATGGCGCGCGGCGGCGATGCTGTGTGGACGGTCCGTGCCACTGATTCGCTCGGGGATGTGGCCGAGAAGACCGAAGCTCGAACGGGCATGGATGGCTTCTTCCAGTACCTGACCACGCACCTGTACCCGGTGGAGATCCCGGCGGATTCGATTTCCCTGGCTTCGGTGGTGGAAGCCGCCACGTTCCATGATGTCTACCGCGAGTACACCGCTCCGGCCGATGCCTTCGCGCTTTCGTCGGTGGCAGAGGCGGGGACGCTGCGTCCCATCCTGCAGAGCTACGCGCTGGACGACAGGGTTTCGCTGGCCTCCGCCGTTGAAGCCGCGACCCTACGAAATATCCTCCGTAGCTATGTGATTCCGGCCGAATCCATGAGCCTTTCCAGCGGAGTGGTGGCCGGCACGCTGCTCCAGAAGCTGATCGTTTCCAACATGGCGCCCGATGGCATCGGGCTGTCTTCCAGTGTCGTAGGAGGCACGCTCACATGAGCAGCAACACTCTCAACGCCAGCAGCGGTTTCGCCGGTTGGTTCAAGATCGAGGCATTCCGCACGGACGAAGACGGCCGGGAGATCCCCGGCAGCCGCCGCATCGCCGCCGACTGGTTCCCGAACCTGATCACCAACGCCGGCCTGGACCTGCTCGGGACCACTGACGACACCTACATCTACACCTTCTGCCGCGTTGGCTCGGGGAACACCGCGCCGGCTGTGACCGATACGGTTCTGGTGTCCCAGGTGGCATCGAGCTCAACCCAGCAGGCCATCAACAACGGCGTCGATCGCTCTGGAGCGTTCTATGCCTGGGTGCGCCGCACGACCCGATTCACCACAGGTACTGCTGCCGGCACCTTGGCCGAGGTAGGGGTGTCCCCGACGACCAGCGGGCCGCTCTTCAGCCGTGCCCTGATTCTGGATTCAGGCGGCAATCCGACCACGATCACCGTGCTGTCGGACGAGACGCTCGATGTCACCTACGAGCTGCGTCTGTATCCGACGCTGACGGACGCGACAGGCACTGTGGACATCGCCGGCATCACCTACAACTGGACTGCTCGCGCCCTTATCCCGGTGAGCTACGATCTGTATTGGTATCTCTACGTGGGCAAGGGCATCGGCCCGCGGCGCACCGTAGGCAATACGGCGTCAGGCCCCGCTGTTGATGCAGCCTTGCCTGCGCAGAACAGTGCCGTCGCGAATCCTATCGGATCGGGCATCATCACTGCTCTGGCCTATACGAATGGCAGCTACCAGCGCTCGTTCCGGTTCGACTGCGACCTCAATGACGCCAACGTTGCGGGCGGCATTGGTTGCTTCTTCGCGTCGTCGGGAAACACCGGTGATCGTGCCTTCGGCGCCTGGGCATGGGGCCTGTCGCCGAAGCTGCCCAAGACCGCCTCGTTCAAGGCGACGTTCACCATCCGCATGAGCTGGGGCCGCTACACGCCATGATCCCGACCGGCGGCCTCTCCAGCACCCCGCAGCCGGCCCCGTTCTCCGAGCGGGTGAACTCGACGCTGCAGCCGCTCATCGACTACGAGATGGGCGGCCGTGCGATCAACGACACTTCCGCTGGCCTGCAGTATCAGCTGTGGCGTGTGCGTGTGGACGAGGACGTGGTGTATCTGGGGCCGGATGGCGGCAACGAGCTGCCGGCATTCATCCGCCCGGGCATCACCGAGGTTGCGCTGGCGTTCGACCAGAACATGCAGCCGGTCATTGCCTTCACGCAGGGTGGGCAGGCCTGGCTCTGGTGGTTCGACGGCACGGTGCCGGGCATGGTGTTCACCAGCATCCTCGGGGCGGTCAACCCGCGGGTGACGCTGGACGACAAGCGCCGCGGCCAGACCGCGAGCTCGGATGTGATCCTGGCCTACCTGCGCGCGGGCTCGCTGTACTACCGGCAGCAGCGCGATCGCTACCTGACCGAATACCTGCTGACTGCCAATCCGCCATGCGGCGGCCTGGCCACGCTGTGCATGTCCACCGGCGGCCGGCTGCAGTTCGGCTTCGGAGGTGCGTGATGGAATCGACCGTCTTCGTATACACGATGCGCTCGGGCAAGCAGGGCGCGTGGAGCCGCTACCTGTTCCCATTCTCCGTGGATGCCTTCGCGCAGCTGGGGAATGATCTCTACATCCGGCATGGGGACGAAATCAGCGCGGTCAGCGACTTTGCCCTGGGCGATGACGTTGGCGGCCAGACGATCCCCTTCGGCGGCACGGTCTGGTGGCCGTGGTTGGACTTCGGGACGCCGGGTGTCACCAAGATGATGGAGGGTTTCGACATCGTGAGCCAGGGCACGCCCAGCGTCAGCATCGGCTACGACCAGCGGAACTCGGCTGCGTTCACCGACCCTTACACCGTCGACCCCGACACGCTGCCCGGCGGCGTCATCCCGTTCCCGCTGTCGGCTCCGACCTTCAGCCTGCGCGTGGACTTCGCGCCGGGCAAGAAATGGGCGCTGACGCAGGCGTCGCTGAGCTTCTTCGACATGGGCAATGGTCCATGACTGTCACCGCCTCCAGCGAAGTCCTGATCGAAGATCTGGCCTACCTGGCGCGCAACATGCGGCCGGACGAGATCGCGCAGGACCTGGCCATGACGGGCGCGACTGAGTACGACCCGCAGCAGGCGATCCTGAAGATGGCCGCCGTGCCCGGGCCGAAGTTCGTCCTGCTGGCAGACGGCGTGCCGGTGGTGGCCGGCGGATTCTGGCAGGTGCGGCCCGGTGTCTGGGAGGGCTGGCAGCTGGGCACGATGGCTGGTTGGGAGAAGCACTGGTACGCCATCACCCGGTGGACGCGCAAGCTCAACGACCGGATGCTCGCCGAGCCGAATGTGCACCGCCTGCAGCTGTATGGCCTGGCCGGCCGCGACAAGACGTTCGAGTGGTACGAACGTTCGCTGGGCTACCGCCGTGAAGCCACCCTGAGCCGCTACTGCGCCAACGGCGCCGACGCGGTCCTGTTCGCACGTACCAAGGAGGCTGCCTAATGGCCGGCGGCGGCAATATCGGCAAAGGCAACTGGGCTGACCCGACCGGGCTCATCCAGAAGTCTGGCGCAGGCAAGATTCTCGACCCGCTTGGCCTGACCAAGACGGCCAAGCAGGGCGAGTCGGCTGCGGACGTGGCCGCGCGCATGGAGATGGAGCGCCAGGAGCGGATCCGCGAGGCTCAGGGCCGCATCAACCAGGTGTTCGACAATCCGCGGCGTGCACGGGATATCGCCGACTTCGTATCGGCCACGCGTGCCAAGTACATGGACGATCTGAACCGGCAAAACACCGATGCGGCGCGCGAGCTGAAGTTCTCGCTGGCGCGCGGCGGCCTGTCCGGCGGCAGTGTCAACGTCGACCAGAACCGCAGGCTCACCGACGAGTTCAACCGGGGACTGATTAACGTCGAGGGCAGGGCGCAGGGCGCCGGTGCACAGCTCGAAGCTGCCGATCAGGACTCCCGTGCACGCCTCATCCAGCTGGCTACCTCCGGCCTTGATGCGACCACGGCGGCGTCGCAGGCGGCGGCCGGGCTGCGTTCCAACTTCGAGAACGCGCGGTCGCAGGCGTTCGGCGAGCAGCTTGGCGACCAGTTCGCGACCATCGGCGGATTCGTGAAGAACCGCCGCGAGGAAGCAGCACGGCGCCAGGCGAATCGGGACGCAAACTTCAATCTCTACGGCGGCGGTGCCGCATACGGCGGGTAACTCATGGGCCAGTTCATCCCCATCGCGATCGCTCTGGCCGGCACGGCGGCGCAGCAGGCCGAGACGCAGCGTGTTGAGCGGAAGCAGGACCAGGAGACAGCTCAGGGCCTGCTTAGCCAGTCCCGTCGGCAGCAGGAAGCCGATCGACGCGTCAACGACGAAATCGCGCAGCTGGAGACCAGCACGGCCGATGCCGCGCGCAATGATCGGTTGGGGCAGTACATGCAGCAGCTGCAGCGCGGCCGCAAACAGGCTGTGGCCGGGCTGGAAGGGCCAATCGGTGGTGCAACGTTCCAGGCCGATGCTGGCGCCGCCCGCGCTGGTGCCGACAACGCGGCCGCAACCACCGCTGGCCTGATGTCCCGTATCGACGCTCCGCAGCTGCAGCGGCAGCAGGAGGCGTTCGGGTACGGCAAGCTGGCAACGGATCTGGACATGGAGGCGCGCGCGAGCCGCGGGCAACAGTTCATCGATCAGCTGCGCCTGCGACAGATCCGGCGCCGTCCGGAGGTTGACCTGCTGGCCGGCTTGGCAACAGCCGCGGGCGGCTCAATGGCCGGCGGTGGTGCTGCCAATGCCGCCTCTGGCCCTCGCATGGGCGCCAACTTCTACGGGTCGTATGACCCGCTCACCACGGGGTACGCCTGATGGCCAATCCATACCAGGCCGGGCAGGCCCTTGGCGCCGCGCTGTTCGGCAACACCCGCGACACCTACACCGACCAGCTTGGCCGGAACTACAAGGTGGAGCAGGCGCTGCAGGAGGCGCGCCAGGCGCGTTCCAAGGCGGTGCTGGCCAACCAGATCAACGAGCAGCGGGCGTTGGTGAATCCCGAGCTCGTGAGCGGCGTGCTGGGCGGCGACGACACGGCACGCGCAACGCTTGGCAGCATCGCTCTGCTGGCCAACGACCGATTCGACGCCGGACAGCTGAACGACGTGCTCGGTGCCGCTGCGCGCAGCTCCGCCCGTGATGCCGCATTGGGCGGCAACTGGGAGGGCGCAAACGCCAACCTCATGGCCGTGGCCAACGGGCCGCAGGAGCTGGGGGCGGTGCAGGGCCAGAACCTGCTGCAGAACCGGTTCAAGGAGGGCGGCGGCGGCATCTCGACCACCGAGCAGGGCCGGGCCGGCATTGCCGCCGACGCGGCGCGCGCGGCTGCCTCCTATGCCAGCGCGAACAGTTCCAACGCCAGTGCGGCGCGCACCCGGCAGGCGGCCGGAATCGACGCGGCGAAGTTCGGGATGGAGCGCAGCGGCCAGTGGAACCCTGGCGGCAAGTCTGCCGGGGGTACGCTCGGCGACAGCGGCAAGCCGCTGCCGGTCGGTGCGCTGAAGGACCTGCTGGCCGTGGAAGACGCCCTGGGTGGCACGGCCGTCCTGAACGACATCATCCAGAAGAATGCTGCGCGCCTGGCCGATGGCACGCTGAAGATCAGCCCGCAGAGCGCCGCTCTTGCATGGGGACGCACTGGATTGGGCATGGCCACCGAAGGAGACGTGGCCCTCAACGAGTGGAAGTCGGATCTGACGAAGATCGTCAACGAGTCGCTGCGCCTGAACAAGGGCGTCCAGACTGAGGGTGACGCACAGCGCGCCGCGAATGAGTTGATGTCTGCCAACGACCCGCGCACAGCAGCTGCGGCGCTCGCACGTCTGGCGAAGTTCAACCGTCAGGCGGTTGAGCTGCATACGCGCAAGCAGGACATCATCAACGCGAACTATGGACGCAGCGGTACGCCTGGCGTTACGCCGCGCGACTTCGGAGGGACGGTGGGTGATCCGCCCTCGGCTCGCGGTCCTGGCCTGCCTGCAGCAGGCGCCGCAGGTGCACAGCGCGCTCGCAATCCCCGTACCGGCCAGGTGCTGGTCCTCATCAATGGCCAGTGGGTGCCCGAATAATGGCGACTCCTCCGCTCCCGCCCGGTTTCGTTCTCGAGCCAGCTGCCGCCCCCGCTGCAGCGCCTCGCGCTGTCCCGCCGCCCCCGCCCGGTTTCGAACTGGAGGACATCCCGACCCTCGGGACGGTCCAGGCCCTGCCGCCCGACTTCTCCGGGGTCACGAGCAGCGTGGACAGCACTGCAGATGGCCGGCAGGCCGACGGCTGGAAGGCCGGTATTCCGCGCGACCTGGCCTTCGGTGCGCGCTCGGTGCTGCAGGGCATCGGCAGCCTGCTTGGTGCGGTCGGCGGGGATGCCCTTGGCGCGCTGGAAACGAAGATCACCGGTCGCCCTGTGGCCAGCTTCCGCGACAACGCGGCGACGCTCGGCGACACGCTGGGCCTGCCCAGGGCTCAGACCAGCGGCGATCGGGTTCTGGGTGACATTGGCGAAGCGCTGACCGGTACCGGGCTGACGCTGGGCGCCGGTGGCGCGCTGACTGCTGGGCGCTCGGTAGTCCCGACGCTGGCGCGGGCAGCGCCAGCCCCGAATGTGGTCCCGACTCTGGGCGAGAAGGCCGGCGCGTTTCTCACTGCCCAACCTGCATTGCAGGTGGCCAGCACGATTACCGGCTCCGGCGCAGCAAGTGGCACGCGTGAGCTTGGCGGCGGTCCCGGCGCGCAGGCCATCGCAGGCCTCGCTGGCGGTCTTGCGCCCGGTTTCGTCCCGCGCCTTCCCACCGCCGGCGTGGGTTCGGCTGTGACCCAGAACCTGACCCGTCGCGCGCTGCGTGGATCGGACCCGGGTCGACTGGAACAGACCCTCGGCGAGTTCGCGGAGGCCGGTGTACAGCCCAGCATGGGGCAGGCAACCGGCAATCGCGTCCTGCAGGCAACCGAGACCCTGCTGGGAAGCGTTCCCGGCTCCGCAGGCGTAGTGGATCGCTTCGCCCAGCGCCAGGCGGGCCAGTTCGGTGATCGCATCGATGAAATCGCGTCATCGCTGGCTCCTGGCGGCCAAGCGGTGGACCCGGAAATGGCCGGCCTTGCAATCCGGCAGGGCATCGCCGGACCTGGCGGCTTTAAAGAGACCTCCCGAGCTGAGAGCAACGCCCTCTACCGCGCTCTGGACGAACTGATCCCCCAGGACTCGCGCGTGGACATTTCCAACGTGCAGGCGGCTCTGAGGGAACTGAATCAGGCGATCCCCGGCGCTCCGTCTACCTCGCGTCTGTTCCAGAACGCACGGCTCGGCAGCATCGAGGGCGGCCTGATCGATGACACGCAGGGCGTGCAGGCGCTGCTGACCCAGCCCGGCATGCAGGAACAGGCCGATGCCTACCGCGCCTATCTGCAGGCCCAGGCCCGTTCCGTCGAGATGGAGAATGCGCGCCGCAAGTCGCTGGGTATGACGGTGATGGAGCCGGTGCCGACGGCGGACCAGATCGAGCAGAACGTCATGGCCACGCTGGGCAACATGACAGACAACCGCATGCCCTACGAGGCCCTCCAGAAGCTCCGGTCGCTGGTCGGGCGCGAGATCGACAACGCCAACTTCGGCAGCGACGTGCCGCGCAGCATGTGGCGGCCCGTGTATGCCGCCCTGAGCCGCGATATGGAGGAGGCCGTCAAGGCTACCGGCAACCCGAAAGCGGCCGAGGCGCTGACGAACGCCAACCAGTACCACTCGCGCTACGTGGATCAGCTGGAGAACATCGACTCCATCATCGGCAACAAGAGCGGTGAAGAGGCGTACCTGGCAGCGGTGCGAGGCGCGAAGGATGGGCCGAGCCGTATCCGTTCGATCATGCAGGTGCTTCCCGAGGAGCAGAAGAAGATCGTCAGCTCTGCCTTCATTCGCCGCATGGGCCGAGCGGCGGAGGGGCAGCAGGATGCCGATGGCAGTGTGTTTTCGATGAACACGTTCCTGACGAACTGGAACAAGACCAACGCGCAGGCCAGGAAGGAGCTGTTCGGAAGCTACGGCCCAGAGTTCCAGCGGAACATGGACACTATCGCCAAAGCTACCTCGCGAATCAGGGATGGCGCAAAGGTATTCTCGAACCCGTCGGGCACCGGCGGGCGTCTTGCTCTCGTTGGGCAAGTTGCGACAACCGGAAGTGCCGCAGGGACGCTGACGGCCATGGGCAATCCAGGCTTGGCCTTCATCACAGTTGCATCTTCTGCACTAGGTGCAGCTGGTGCAAACGGCCTCAGTCGGATTATGACAAGCCCCAAGTACGTGAACTGGCTTGCTCGGACGACCGAGAAGCCTCAGGGGGAATTGCTTTCCCAGCTGCAGGTTCTCCGTGGCATCGCGGAACGGTCCCGTGACCCGGAGGTCGTGGAGCTGGCCAACGCGGTGCAGGAGCAGGTCAGCGGAGAACAGACGCCAGAACGAACAGAAGGCCTGCCGCCGCAGCAATGAGGAAAACTGCGGAGAGCGCCAGCAGCGGGATCGGGCTGGCGCTGTTCTTGGCCAGCTCCTCGTCGCGCTTCTCCGCCTGGATGCGCGACCAGGACTTCCAGTTGAAGTAGTCGTTGGTCTTCCAGCCTTTCATAGATTCCTCGTTGCGTTGCTCTTTGAGGCCTCGTGGCCCCTGGAATGTCTTCTGCATGTCGCGGAACTCGGCCTTGGTCATGCTGGCGATCTTCACTGGAGCATCGAAGGTCAAGCCGCGGATCGAGGCCGTCTTGTGATACTGGGAGAATAGAATTCTGCAATCCCTCCAGTCCCTATCGTGTTCCAACTTGCCCCGACCAAATGCGACAGCATCTTTCTGGCCAGCTGTGCGGAATTCAACCCGGTCATGCTCATACGTGACATCAAAGATGACACCAGGTGAGTCATCCCCACCAGTGTCAACATGCTCCAGCAGAGCAAGAGTGAGTACCTCGCCATTCTCGATCTCCATGGCCCTGTCGACCGTGAACGGCCTCAACGCGTGGAACCTGTCTGAATCTGGCGACGGCATATGGTCCTCCCCGATAGGCGGATGGTAGCACCTCCGTTGAAGCCGCCCGGCGCGGGGGTAGGGTTGGGGCATGAGCGCATATCCACGACTTGGAACCAGCCGTATCTGCACCATGGATGCGACCACCATCCAGATTTGGGATCGCCTGAAGAAGGCTGCCTGCCGGGGAGATGCCCGGCAGGCAAAGAAGCAACTCAGGGCTCTTGAAGCGGCTGGGTGTACGCAAAATCAAGGCCTCCAGCGCCCTTCATGTCCTGCAGGTGCCTAGCATCTAAAGCTGTGGTGACCCCAGGGTATTCGTTCGCTGCGTCCTGATGCCATTGCCATACCACGTGCGGCACGCCCTCGATATAGACCATATCGCAGCGCCTGATTTCGTCCCCGATCCTTGCAGCAACAATCCATTTGTCCTTCTGCTTCATGTTCGCCTCCGGTGGCGGTTGGGTGGGTCGCACCTCCAATCCTACCGGCAGGCGGGCTCCATCCGTTGAAGCCCCCGCCAGCCCCGGCAGCATTGCCCCATCACACACGGGGGAGCGGGCATGAGCGCCCTGGCATATGCGGTACAGCTGGTGAAGAAGTGGGAGGGGTGCCGCTTGGAGGCCTACCCCGACCCCGCCACCGGCGGAGCGCCATGGACCATCGGCTACGGCGCCACCGGTCCCGGCATCGAAAAGGGCGTCCGTTGGAGCCAGAAACAGGCCGACGACCGGCTGGCCGTCGATCTGGACCGATTCGCCAAGGGCGTGCGGTCAGCGCTGCGACGGCCGGCAACCGACCGGCAACTCGGGGCGATGGTCAGCCTTGCCTACAACATCGGAGTCTCTGCATTCCGCAGCTCGACCTTGCTGAAGCTGTTCAACGCCGGCGATGTAGCGGGGGCTGCGGCTCAGTTCCCGCGCTGGAACAGGGCAAACGGCAGGGTCATGCAGGGCCTGTCCAACCGCCGAGCCGATGAGCGCCGCGTGTTCGAAGGTCAGGGCGGGAGCGCATGAGCATGGAAGCCCAGCCGAGCCAGGACGGCCGCACCCGTATTTCACTCGGCCCGGTCGAGAAATGGATCGTTGGCGCTTTCGCCAGCTTCATGATCGCCGGCGGCTACTGGCTGATCAGCTCCATGCAGGCCGTGCTGACGCAGCAGCAGGTCACGAACCAGCAGATGGCCACCGTGCAGCAGCAGCTGCAGACCTTCAACACGCAGCTGGCCGACGTGCCGGCGCTGAAGCTCGAGCTGGCCAAGCAGGCCGTGCAGGTCGAGCAGAACAAGCAGGACATCAAGGAGCTGAAGCAGCTCAGGGGGCTGAAGTGAAGGACCGATTCAACTGGCAGGGCGTGGCTGGTCGCGCCAGCACCTGGCTGGCGATCCTTTCGGCGGCCGCGACGGCCGGCCTTGGCGCCTATGCGCTGATGCCCGAGCGAGCCCAGAACGCATTCCCTGAGTGGGCCTTGATCGGCATGGGGGTGCTGGCCGTGGGGTCGGCGTTCCTGGTTCCGGTGGCCACCAGCTTCAAACAGAAGGCGAAGGCGGCGCGCCATGTTGATCCCTGACCCGCTGGCACCCTACGCGAAGCTGATCCGGCTTGGGCTGTGGTGCCTGCTGGCCGGCGGAATCTTCGTGGCCGGCTGCCAGCGCGGCGAGGATCGCCAGGCTGCGTCCGACCGGGAGCAGATCAGCGCGGTACAGCGCCAGCTCGACGGCGCGCGCGCCGAGGCGGCCGAGAACCTGCGCGCGGCCAATGCCGCCGGCGAGCTGCTGCAGGAGGTCAACCGGCAGACCCAGGCATCGATCGATGCGGCCGAGCTGGCGCGCAAGGCGGCTGCGGCAGCTGCAGATCGCGCCCAGATTGCTGCGGCCGAGGGCCAGCGCCGGGCCACTGCGGCCGAGAAGGCGCTGCAGGCCGCCAAGACCACACCGGCATGCCGGTCCCAACTGGAGATGCAGCTTTGCGATTCCATTCCCTTGCTCTGATCGCCGCCTTGATGCTGGCCGGCTGCGCGCACCAGCCCGAGCAGCCGAAGCTGCCCGAGAAGGTCCATGTGACCGTGGAGAAGCTGGTACCGGTCGATGACCGGCTGACGCAGCCGTGCCCTGCTACGCGGGCGACCTCGCGCACGGTCGAGGCGGTGGTCAGCGCCTACAACGCCAACCTGCTCGCCCTGCAGGACTGCAACACCCGCATGGGCGAGATCCGCGCGCTGGGGCGGTAATGGCCAAGAAGCGCGTCCCGCTGCACCAGAATCCCCGCGGCTTCGTTGATGTCGACCCCGACGCAACGAACGGCGCCCAGGTTGGGGTGAATCTTCGTGGGCCTGATGGCCAGATCCTGACCGCAGCGCAGGTGATCAACCCCACCACCAGTGGCAGCGGCAGCCCAGGCAGCATCGCATCGACCATCTGGAAGCTGATCAAGGAAATCCCGCTCAACATCCAGAAGCTGGCCGCGCTGATTGGTGCCGGCTTCGCCGTTCGGAAGAGCGATGGCGAATGGGCGCTGAGAACGCTGCAGGAGGGGGCTGGCATCGACATTGCCAACCCCGACGGAGATGCGGGCAACCCGACTATCGGTCTGGAGGATGTACCTGACTCTGGCGCTGGGACGCTGCTGGCTACCACGTTCGACGGCAAGGGCCGGAAGACGGGCAGCAAGGCCGCCACGATCACCGGCACGGCTCAGCAGATCGACGTGGTGAACGGGAATGCGGCTGCTGGCTTGCCGACCCTGTCTCTGGCCCCAGAGGTGCTGGCGGCGCTGGATGAGGCGGTGACTGCCCTGCAGCCCAGCGATGTAACCGGGCCGAACAGCGTCAAGGTGACGCCAAATGGCTCGGGCGGCATCGTCCTGCAGTTTGAGAACGATCAGGCCTCTCCGGCAGCGCTGACCGAGTACAGCACCAACTCGGCGGGCGTGCGTGGCTGGCATCGGCCAGCCCTGTTTGAGTCCACGGGTGTCATCAACGGCGGCGCGCTGACGATCAACGCGGGCAACAACGCCCGGTTCGATATGGCACAGGCGGTAATTGGCTACACCGACTGGAGTGTCACCCCGACGCAGCCAACCCGGGTGTTGCTGACGGTCGGTCCGTTCACTGCCCAGGTGGTGACCAATATCGCCTCGGCCAATGCCACATATGTCGGCATCCAGATGCCGGGCGGCACCATCGTCCAGCAGACAAGCCCGTTCTCCAATGCTCAGCGACGCACAATCGCCCAGATCGGCGTGCTGGTGCATAGCAACAACGTCAACCTCAACGCGATCAACGATCAGGCGGCAACGATCCGAGCCGGGGTGAATCAGGTTGGCGACCTGATGATGGCGGTGGGCCCGCTGAACCTGACCGGCAACGTCTACAGCGCCAATGGCGCGAACCTCAACATCAACAAGACGGGCGGATCCATCTTCAAGATGGGCTCCAACTTCCAGGCCAACAACCTGGACCCGCACGTTGTCAGCCAGAGCTCGCAGACGGCGCTGACGTTCCGCTACCGGCTGAGCAATGGCACCGAGGGTGCTGACACCACCAGCATCAACCCGAATCAGTACGAGAGCTCTCCGGGTGTCCTGACCAACATCCCGATCCTCGGCAACCAGTGGCACGTCCAGCGGATCAGCCTGTTCCAGTCGGGACAAACCCGTATCCAGTACGGCCAGCAGCTCTATTCCAGCGCTCAGGCGGCGATCAACGGCATCACCATCGATGCCTTCAACACCGAACAGAACATCGCCGAGAACGGGATCCTGCGGTGCTACCTGATCATCAATCGCGGTCTGCTGGGGCTGCTGGGCAGCGCCACCTTCGCGCCAGTCAGCAAGTTTGGCGCGCTCCAAGCCAGTAGCGGGGCAACCCCCGACCACAACAGCCTGCCAGGCCTGCAGGGCGGCACCTCGGGTGAGTACTACCACCTCACCTCAGCCCAATACACGCAGCTAGTCGAGGGCGGCGCCGTGCCGTTCTTCCTCGCCAACAACACCAACTATCTCGTCCCGCAGAACCGGCAGGCCTTGTTCACGCTCCCGATTGAGTTCGGGACGGGGGCAACGATGACGGTCGATGGCGTCCTTGTGGAGGTTTCCTGATGTTCGTTCTTACCAATACCGCTGGCGCCTCGGCCACTACCCCAGCTGCAAGCAAGACGACCATGTTCGTTGATGCCAGTGGCGTGCCGTCGACCAAGAGCAGTGCGGGCACCGTTACCCCGCTGCTGACCGGCCCAGCTGCCGCATTGGCCTACCAGCCTCTAGACGCCGACCTGACCGGAATCGCAGGTCTGACCTATGCCGCGGACAAGTCGATCTACTACACCGGCTCGGCATGGGCGACCTACGACCTTACCTCCGTAGGCCGCACCCTCCTTGCTGCCCCCACTCAGGCGGCACAGAGGACGGCGCTGGGTCTTGGAGATGCCGCAGTCCAGAACATTGGAACAAGCGGATCCAATATTCCATTGCTGAATGCAGCGAACTCATGGAGTGGGTCGCAATCGTTCAGCGTTGGCGCTTCGCTCGGGAATGATCAGATTCTCAATCTCGGCAATGGTGGAGCAGGTATGCGCGGAAGCGCAGCAGGCATCGTGGTTTTCTTCGGCGGCGGGGCGGGCACCTTCTTCAGGCCTGGTGGAAACGCTGTGACAACGGGTCAGCTGACAATGAGCACGACGGAGACGACGGTTAGCACCCTTCTAGCTCCGTCAACTGACAACGCCATCGATGTTGGATTGGCGGCGAGGCGAATCCGCACCTACTATGGCGTCAACTCGGCGATCAACACCTCCGACGCCCGCCTCAAGACCGAGCCGCGCCAACTGAAGGATGCTGAATTCAAGGCGTTCTCAGCCGTCTGCCGCCTGCCTCCAGTCTGGCGCTGGCTGAGCCGTGTGCACGGCGACGAGAACTGCGAGGCAGAGGGGCAGGCGGCTCGCAAGCACTTCGGCCCGACTGTGCAGGCCGCGATGCAGGTGTTCGCCGACAACGGCCTTGTAGCTTTCGAGAACGCGCCGTTCTGCTACGACGAGTGGGAGGCTGAGCCGGAACAGTGGCACGAGTGGCCTGCGAAGGAAGCCGTTCTGGACGAGGACGGAAACGAGCTTGAACCCGCCGTCGAGGCTGGCCGCGAGCTGATCCAGCCCGCGCGAGAGGCTGGCGACCGGTACAGCTTCCGTAAGGAGGAGCTGCTGTGCGGTATGGTCAGCGCTCTGGCACGGGAGATTGACGAGAAGGATGCCAAGATCGAAGCCCAGCAGGCCCAGCTGAACGACCTTGCCGCTAGGGTCGCGGCCCTAGAAGCCAAGGCCTGATCGCGGCCCCTGAGACGGGGAGGCGTATCCTCCCCGGGATGGAACTACCGTCCGACTTCAAATGGCAGTACACCTCTGGCCTTGAGCAGATCCCGGTGACGATCAGCCACAATAGTGTGGGCGTTGCCAGGATCAGCCAGCGGGTGGATACGCTGCGGTGGCAGGTGACGCTCAACTACCACCACGACCACCGGAGGCAGACCGTGCGGCCCTGCGAAAACCAGTGGACGGGCAGGGCCGGGATGGAGCTATGGGTGATCCGGCATCAGGACAGGCTGCGGCAGGAAGTCGCAGCTATCCTTGCGGAAAGGGAGGCGGGGAAGATCAAAGACTCCAGGCCTGATTCTGAGTGA